ATACATACAACATAACCTTTGAAATATGGATTGTTTTCTCCAGCAATACCCTCACTTATTTTTTTCCTATGTTCATCTGAAAGAGTTTTTCCTTTCAGTTTACTAGGTCTTCCTTTCAATTTTTCACGTATCTTGTGTATAGTTTCAGTAGAGTGTTTCTTGCCATAAAAATGATTTTTCTCTCCACATCTTCTGTTCCTAAGTTGTGATTCACTCATTTTTATTTTCGTTTCATCGGAAATATATTTTCCAGTATGAGATATGCTAAGTTTTTTTCTAGTTTCTTCTGAAATCACTTTTCCCATTTGTGCCAAACTCATTTTTTGTTTGGTTTCATTGGAGTGGTGTTTTTTCCAATTTGGATGTTTTTCACCAATTTTACTTTCGCTTAGTTTCCTTTTCGTTTCAGCAGTATGTTTTTTGCCATAAAATGGATTTTTTTCACCAATCAAAATTACACCCTTTCCAGAGTTTTGTAAATTATAGAATGTCCGATTATTAGCAGCATCATAATAATTCAACCAGTATTCTTCTCGTTCAATCAGTTTTTCAAATGATGAACATTCTTCTATAATTTCTTTTTTGAAATTCTGTTTTCCGTATTTTTTAATGGCATTTTTAATTGCAGGACCTGAACCATAGTAGTTCGGATTGTTATGACTGTCTCTGCCAATATACTTCTTACCATTAACCAAATTGGTTGTAATGTAGATAACCATAGGGGTTCTCCTGTTTATTTATAGTTTGTTTGTTCTCTACTATAAATATCAAACAGAAAAGTAAAAATGCCGAGTTTGACAGGAGTTTTTTTGTAGAAGCTGAGAACAAACTACTATAAACTATACAAACTCGGCACTTAAACTATACTTCATCTTGTAATAATGGTTCATTTGAAAGTGTCACATCGTCAATTCTAGCTTCATCCAACTTTTTGTATTTCATAATAACTTTATCAGCAATTTCATCATACACTATATCGTATAATTCAGGATCACTCATAATCTTTTCAACAAATTCTTTGGATTGAAATTTGATAACTTCTCCAGAACGTTTATCTGTCCATGAATACCAAGCACCTGATTGAGATACAAGGTTGTGTTCTTTCATAACAGTAAGCCAACTACTGTAATCATCAATACCACTATCAAAGTAAACCTCATATTCACACTCTCGTAATGGAGGACCACAACGATTTTTTACTAACTTTGCCTTAACTCTCGAACCAACGATTTCATCACGACCTTCTCTCTTTGCCTTGATGGCACCGATTGAAGACAGACGAAGACGAACAGATGCATGGAAAGGAATACCTTTACCACCAGGTGTTGTCCAAGGATCAGAGAATGCTGGTGCATTCAATTTCTGACGAAGTTGGTTTGTAATAATCAAACAAATACGCTCTCTACCGATAAGATTTGTAATCTTTCTCATTGCCTTTGAAATGATAAGTGCCTTTGCCGTAGCATAACCATCTTTATCAAAATCTGCAGCCATTTCTGTTTTAGTGGATGCACCGGCGATTGAATCAACTACAATAGTTACCAATCTATCTTTATCGGATGAACGAACTTTGTCAATGATAACATCAACGGTTTCAAAAATATCTTCTACGGTTTCCAATGGAATGTATAACATATCTTTTAAGTTCAAACCGATTGCACTCAAATACTCAGTAGCAATAGCATTCTCGGTATCAATATAAACAGCAAGACCACCTTTCTTTTGTGTGTTGAGAAGTGCATGGGCTGCCAATAGAGATTTACCAGATTGTTCGAGACCTGTTATTTCAGATACACGACCAACAGGAAAACCACCATACTTACGATTGGAAATGGCCAAGTCCAACATGGTTGAGCCAGTTCCTACCCATTCTTTTACTATCGTAGGTGCATCACTATCACCTTCAAGAAAGTAAGCGGTCTTAATGTTTTGAGCTTTGAATTGTTTGTTTATAGTTTCGGCAATGACTCCACCGAGTTCATCGGATAAATCACTTTTTGATTTTGCCATAAAACACCCTTATTAAAATAGGTCATCAAATGTAACACCAATATCATCAGCAGATGATGTGGGTTTCTCACTCTTTTCTTGTTTGTAATTCAAATCAGCTGCAGGTTCTTCTTGTGATGAAGTACCCATCCAAGTTTGTAATTGAATTTTCAAATCATCATATGATGGTTCAGGAAACAATTCAGTAATCTGTGGTTGTGTCTTAATTTTTTCAAGAACATCCTGAGATTCTGTGATTGGGGTTTCTTTTGGTTTAACACGAATAGTTGTTTCTGCATAAGTTTTACCAGCTTCTTCTGGTGACTTAACTGTAACAACAATATCACGACCAGATTTAGGATCAGACAAATCACCGTAATCCGGATCAACAAAGAAAGCAAGTAGTTCTTCATAAACTTGTTTACCAAATCCCCAAAACTTAACACCTTCATTTTCTTGACCACGAATGATAACAGGTGCATACACTCTCATTTTTGGTTCGAGTTTTCTACCCATTACCCAATCTTCTTTATCGCCAGTTTGTTTCAACTTCTCAGCAAATTCAACGATTGGATCAGGACGACCAAATGATACAGGTGAAAGAATAGAACGCTTACCGATATTGTAATGAAAATACAATTCGATGAAAGGGTTTTCTCTATTGTGAATGTAAGGGGCAATACGAATTTGGGTTTCGCCCGGATCGGGTTTCCAAATGTTTGATGTGCGATTGTTTGTGTTTTTCAAAGAGTTCAAACGGCTCTTGATTGCATCGAGGTTAATACTCATGCTGTTTCTCCAAATGTGTAATGAATAATGATTAACTGTTACTAAAAGAATGTTAGTTCTAATAGGACAATACTAATATACTAATTTAATGTTTAATAAGCAAGCAATTTTTTTTTTATTTTTTCGTCATAAGATGCGTTCTTACTATTTCTTTTATTTTCTTACGAAATTTATTACGCAATCTTTCATTGACCTTTATTTCAGTCTTTGGTTCTTCTTTTTCTTTCTTTTCTTTTTTAGTTGGTTCTTCTTCTTCTTTTTCCGGTTTTGATTCGGTTGGCTCTGCCAATGATGAAATTTCGTCATCAATTTTTTTAGATACGTCTTCAACAACAGAATTTATATCCTCAACTAATTCTTCCAAAACTTTTATATCTGCATCGGTTAATTTTCGCTTAATGTATATGCTTATTCTTTTGATAATCAATTCTACATCATTTTCATGTGATTCCTTATCTTCTTCCGAATATGATGAAGACTTTAGTTTTGCCAAAGAATTAAACAATGCCTTCAATGAAGGATTGTTTGAAAATCTAGATCCTATTGATTGAAGTTTGTCTTTTACACCATCGTATGATTTAGAACTAACCAATGGACTAAACCAATTTTTTATTACATCTGGTGTTTCCGATGGGAATGACATTTTCAAGTACCCGCCACGGGCACCTTCTATTGAAGGTGCAGCATCTATAAAAACAATATAACCCAATGGACTAATTGCCGATTCGGTGATTGATTCATTTATTTTTTTCTTAACCTTTTTCATATATTTCTCACGGTAATAATGTTAGTTTACCAGAATTTTGTAATAGATAAACACTTATACTTGTTTCCTTATTGAAAAAATGTAACTTGCCACCCATTGGTTTCTTATAGATATAGCCAATTTCTTTCAGAGCATCAACTATCTCATGTTCTTTATACATACTAGCATCTATCATATTATCAGGTAGCATAGAAACATCCGATAGTTTCTTTTTAAGTTCTTCAAATATACTATCAAAACCGGTTCCTTCTTTAACGGAACCAGTTTGTTCAAGAATTTTTTTAATAACTCTATTTGTTATTTCGTCAATAATTGATTTAGTCATACGTTTTTTCATTTAGTTATGTCCAATACTAGTAAATAAATATCAAAATTCCTGAACTTTAACAAGGAAAATCTTAACAACACGGAATCCTTCTCTATTTTTTAATAGTGCACAATTTCTATACCGCTCCCATTCAATAGGATATTTTTTATCAAGAATGCCGTTGTTTAAGTTCATTATCAATTCGTTAAGAGCATTTATCGTATAAATTGTATTTGTCTCACGTTTTTGATGAACCATTATTGAATTTGGTAAGAACTTCTTGTAACTGTCCATGATTATGTTATATGACAGAATACAATCGTCTTTTATTTCAAATGACTTGAAAATAAAAATTTTGTTGTTTAATACTGAAAAGTTTGTCTTTATATCGTCTATTACTTTGTCTAACTCATACTTTTTTGCAAAAGTACAAACAAGCTGTGTCTTCAATATATCTCTCTCATTAGTTAAGATTTTTTATCACTATTATCCGGAAACTTCAATGCAAGCATTACATGAAATAATAAATCTTCATTATCTATGTATCTTGATAGTATCTCTTTTGCCGTATTCATGTGTGCGTCATTGTAGACATTAAATCTATCCGTGCCTATCTTTTCAATCAATTCTCTTGCAATTTCATTAAAATCCATATAAAACCATATTTTTTAATTTTAGAATACACACATACTTCATATAAATATGTTACTAAATTTGTTTAATGTGACCAAAATCCTCGCCAACATAAATTTTTATTGACATACTATCGGTCTCAAAAGCAGACTGTAAAACATCAATCAACTCCATTTCATCTGGATGAATATCAAAAACAAAGGCATCGTATAGATACATCATAAATACAGACTTCTTGTTCTCCAAGTATGGTAGAATACTTTTTATCTTACGAACATTATATTCGGTTTCCAATGATTGAAGAACATAATTGAATACTTTATTAGGGGTTACATCTTGAATATCTCTGAAATTCTTTTCGTAAAACCAAGACTTCACCATACCATCCATTTCATATACAGAATACAGTTCATCAATCATCGCCTGAATGGTTGTGAAGAAAGGATGTCCTATAAACTCTGGAGTTATAGTTCCATATATGTTTTGAAACACTTTACCTTTGAACTGATCGTAGTCCATATCAATTCCCAATTCATCTTTTATTTGTTCGTATGGATGTCTTTCAAATTGATAGTCTAATATCTTAGCAAGTAGTTTGATATGAAATGCATCATAATCAAACTGGACTATCTTACCACCGTCAAACCTTGAACGAATTTTATCTCTACTACCGTCTTTCTTATTCATTGCGGAGAAATTAAAACTATCCCAAGCATTACTTGGTCTGCCTGTTGCAGTATACCACATATAATTTTGCTTCTTCCATTCATCACCAACTAGAATATCGTTTTTTTCAATCTCATGGAATACGGTTATGAAATCATTACAATAGTCTATACAATTTTGAGTAATCGGATTATCTTCATAAATCTTCATAACATATCTTGCAATCTTTCTTGCCCATTCAAATTGTTTTGAAAGTGGTATGACATGGCCTAAATCTTCTATCTTGTAAAATTTTTTTGTAAGTATTTCCATTCCTTTCGGATAAAACTCATGTGGATTGATGTAGTCACTGGTGTAATAATGCAGATATGAATTTAGATCAATACCACAATTAAACCCATTATACACTAATGATTTTTTATTGAATACAAGAGTTTTGGGATGAAGACTTATTTCATTTAGTGTGACATCGGTATCTATTTCATCTGGATGTGTAAAGTTTAGGTATTGTTCTTCACCATCAGTAAATAGAAAATACATACCGATTATGCCAACTGTTGAAGGATGTTTGTTTGGATTACTTGTAATTGGAATGCAAACCGAAGGTTTTTCTTCAAATATCATAGTGAATTTTATTTTGAATATAGATAATCACAAATATACAAACTTTTCACATAAATTCAAAATAAAAATTTATCTATCTTCGTAACCAAAACCCATAGGAGATACCTCAATACCGGCAGAAATTCGATTGAATGGTATTTCCGATATAGAATTTTCAGAAGAAGGGGTATTTACAGTAGGCGGTTCCATCGTTTCTATTCTAGGTTTTACCGCAGGAACATTCTCATATACCGTTAATTCTCTTGGGTTACGAACTAATTGTGAAATCAAACGGAATTTCTTTGCATATCTATCTATTATCCGTAAATTAGTATCTATCACACCTGGCATCTTTAACAAATAACCATCGTGAATGTCAAATTCAGGTCCATCTACTTTCCAAGGCATTGAAATCATTTCATAAAGATATTGATTTATACCACTACTAGTATCACCATATTTTTGTGATTGTTCTGGTGATATTTCAAAAAAGACTCTTTCTCTTTCATTTCTCTTTGTAATAAAGTATCTGAATGTAGAACCTGCATCAATTTCTTTTTGTGTTAGTTTTCTTTTTACTGGTCTTGGTGCAGTAAATTTATAGTATTCATCTGCATTACTTGATTTTTTTCTACGAATACCCGGACGACTTGGTCCAGATTTGTAAAAGTGTTTTAAGTCATAATACTTCCTTTTTGGTTCAGATAGATTTCTAAATCTAATTAGTCTCTCTGATTTTAGTGCATTCCATTCATGTTCAGTAAAAACTTCTCCAGTTGTATATCTATGATAGAAACCAACATATTCTTCAAAGTTTCTCAACAACATAAACTGACCACCATTGGTAAATAAGTTTTTTGCTATTTGACTTTCTGGATAATAAATTTTTTGTCTATAATCTTTTATATTCATTATCCTAACCTCATTATTCCTTTCAAACTGGTTTCCCAAGTATTGACATCTATTTTATTATTGATACCATTTATTGCAAAAACAGAACCGCCATATCCAGGTGGTTTAAGATTTGTATTTATTGCCTCATTAAATGACCACCCAGAACATCCGTCAATCGTAACACTAAAATCAATTGGAAATAATATACGCATTTTTGAATGATGGTTTGCTTCATTCTTTTTCTTTAACTTCAAAACACCTTTCATGGAATCTCCCCAAGTGGTATTTACACCATTCTGTTCCAGTTGTGTTAATAAATCATCTATACTTGATGCTGGGTTTGTACCATGTGATGCCTTAGGTTTACCTGGAGTATCAACATTACCACCACCCATTACTGCAGCACCCATTGTTGAACTTGTTTTACATGATATACTGACATTTTTTAGCATCGGTCTACCAAAACTTGCATTAAAACCAAATCCGGCTTGTGGTTCACAGTAACTCATATCTTCTACTGAAAGAACTGATAATGATTTACCAACACCGCCACAACTTGGAAATTTCTCAATAACTTGTGTAGCCAATTGCCACCAATCTCCAGAAGCTTCATTTGCCCGTTTACACAATTCGTTTAAGAAACTTGTTAAGTTCTTTTGATTAGCGTCACCATCATTGTTATCATTAAAAAACTGTCTCCAAGTTTCTTTCACATAGTCACAATTGAACCATATACTTCCTATTGGAGTTCTATTAGATGGAATATCAGGAGTTTTTGTCTTGTAGTTACATTGTGGCCACAATACTTCCATTGGATATGCACTCATATAACCGGCTTTCCCTGGACCACCAGGTGTAGTCTTATTGGCAATATCAACACCCTTTACAGCACCCTGTGTTGCTGAAACTATCAATTCTTTTAGATAATCTTCCATACTACCAAAATTAACATACCAGAATTTTTTAACAATCGGTTTAGTTATTTGTCCAGCAGTACCCGCCGATCCATTACGGGAAGAACCAGAACTACCTGCACTACCTGCACTTCCTCCTGCAACAGCAGCTTCATCAAATGCAGTAACTTCATCTGTTGCTGGTGGATCAGGTTGCCATGGAATACCAACTGAACAGTATCTCAACTTTGCAATTGTTCTTTGGTCTTTGACTTCCCATGCCTGAATACCATATATTTCTTCCGCAGGTCCTGCACCAGTCGTGGTAGTAGCACCGGCAGCACCACCACTTCCTGCAGACTGCAGGGGATTTAATTCGGCCATTGCTTGATCTATAGAAGTTCCTAAATCTGATCCAATTGCTTTAAGTTGTTTGGCATCAAGAGGTGCAAACGGTGGATCATTAAGTGTAGTGGTTGTTGATGACGATGAACCTCCTGACGGGGTTGATGTTGGTGAAGCTGGTGTTGGATCTGCTGTTTTCTTTGAAAGATTGCCAGTTATACCAGTTGCGATAACACCTTGTGCAAGAAGTGATGTAGATGCATTGATAGAAACATCCGTATTTACAGACCAACTGAAATCCATTACAAGACCAGAAAAACCAAATTTAGAAGCACATGCTGAGCTTGCCCAAGTTGTCCATCCAAATGAAACACCTATTGTTGCTCCTGGTTTGAAAAATGAACCACCAAATCCTAATTCAAAACCACTTGCAGTTAATGCGGGATATATTGTAAAACTTATTGATGCCTTTATTATAGAACCCATCGCTCCTTCATTTGAAGTATCAACGCCAGTTAAAATAGGAAGTGTGGGTGAATGTGATTTTGGTCTATACAATGAAATATCGCCACCCTTTGTTATATTTTCTTTGCCCTTTGGAAACGTTAAACCACCGGCATTTGCCCATGTTTTTCTACCATACGCCCAATAAAGACCATTTGCTGCCGGATCAGCACCACCTCTAATTTTTTTACCATAGATAACACCACGGGCATTAACTTCACCTGCACCAGGACCTGGTGGCCTAAGAAACGGGTTGGTTACACCTATACTCCATGCCATAATTACCTCATAAAATTATACTGTTGAAACAGAGCACCTATGCCAGTTATTTTATCATAATATGGTATTCTTATGACTAGTCCAGGGGGTATTGCTAAACTTCCCCTACCCAAATTATTAACGGAGGCAAGAACAAACCAATACGATGGATCACCATAATAATCGTATGCAAGATTATCTAATCTATCACCCAAATGAGAAACTATAAAAATATCTTCATTATTAGAGAATCCAGGATAAAAAATACTTGATAATTTACTAACCTTTTTTTGTAAACCGTCTGGATTAGTTTTGTTTACTCCGGTTATTATATCACATTCTTCGTATCTATTAGGCATATTATTGTTTCACTATAAAATATACAACATACTAATAAATATATTACACACTTAAATTATATCGTATCACGGTGGCAATTTGTTTGATTGCGCTTTCGCTGCGTCTTCAGCTGCCTTTATATCCGCCTGTTTCTTTTGATATTCTTCATCTTTGGCTTTAGCGTCTGCCTCATCCTTGTCTGATTCTTTTTGACGTGCTTCATCAAGCGATTGCCTTGAGTTAAAATCTTTTTCCGCTTCTGCAGGAATCCAGGTAGATGTCTCAACATCTTTTGTTGTTGTTTTTTCAGGATCGTTTGGATCCTGTTCTATAACTCTTTGTTTGACTTTTACCTTTTTATATCCCATTTTTGCATATTGCTCATCTGTAATTTCGGCTTCATTTTCTTTTTCTAATTCTTCAAACGTCTTCAAGTCTGCTTCTCTTGTTGGATCATCACTTCGATTATTCCCACCACCACCGTCATTTGTTCGGAAGAAGTTTACTCTTTCATCATTTGAAGCTATTGCCGGCATCAAACCGTCACCTTCATCATCATATAATGAATACATGACACCACCCCATTCAGGACGATAATTACCTATAACTGTAAATCCAACTGCAACTTGAATTGTTTTTGGCAATTGTAATACACCGGGTTTTACTTCTTCGTTATTATAGTTTTTATCTTCTTTTAAGTGTGCAGTTTCCCAAGTTCCACCGGCATTATCAAATGTATATGACAATGAGTTTATGAATCCAGGAGTCTTTCTGAATAGATGACCTATATTCAAACGGCACAATGGTGAACGAAAACGACCTGTGCTATAATCCGGAGCAGTCCATGATGCAAGATAATTCAATTTACGCCATGTTGCTGCCTGTTCATCGCGAGAACCAATATGAACAGTAAATCCAAAACTAACATCCCTTTCATAAGAACCGAATAAATAAATTGGATCTCCTCTACCCATATACATTTGAGGACTCCAACTTGGTTTGTGGTTGTCAGTTATACTATCAAAGGCAGCACGAAAAACTATTGCCTCAGCAGCTCTGCCTTTACTGCCATCTATCTGCGTACTTGTAAAATAAAATGTTATTAAATCTTTTTTACCAGGAATTTCTGTATTATCCAATTCATATACATCATTATCATTTATTTTCTTTGTATATTTTTTGAAATCTATGATGTTTATTCTGTCACCTCTGAACTCATAACCCTCGCCTTGTTTCTTTACAACTTTTCCACCGTCATATTTTATATTACTTCGGAATGGTTTACTTCTATCTGCACCAACTTTTCCAGGATTACCAAAACCAAATTTATCTTCCAAATTATTTGTCTTGTAATCTATTACAGCCGGATCAGTAGAGAATGTTTTTTTCTTATCACCCCACTCAATATCATGCCTAAAATCATTATATTCGTGTGAACGGTTAGCATCACCACGTGGAATTTTTTTAAGTTTTCCATAAGCAACAGCAGCATATTGTTTAATTGGTGCATCTGTCTGTGTTTCTCCACTAGGTGTTTGTGCCAAAACATCTGGTAACTTTATGGGCAGTGTTGATGTAATATCCACATCACCAGCAACGTTTGCCCGTGTCCTATCAATGTAAGCAATAGGTTTTGGTGTAAACGGTTCTCTCTGTTGAAGTAATCTATATGTGCTTTGTTGAACATATGCAAAATTTTCAGGATTATCTTTTCCACCAGGATATTGTTGTGATTCTTTTCCTTTTAAGAATGATCCACTCAATAGATAAGATAATGCAGTCATTACACCATCAAATGTATTTGTTGAATCTCTAAATTGTTTCTCTAATCTTCCAGAGTATGTGTTATTTGTTCCGGTTGCATCTTCTGCAGAATCACCTGTTTTTGTTTTTGGACCAAACCAAGTTTCTCTTTTAGCAGTTGATGGATATGAATCCGGTAAAATTCCAGATGTATCATAGTGAGTCATAAACGGATGACTTGATCTATTGATTACTGTGATAGCATTTGGATCAGTTCCAGAATTAGGTCCTCCCTTTCCACTCAATCTGAAAATTTTTGATCCTCTGGTTTTATACGCATCGGATATTGCGGACGGAAGTTTTGAGTTTATAGGAACAAATGCAGACGGTATCAATTCTGATAAAAGAGCAATCAATCTATTATATTTGTAAACAGAATACACATTTCTAGCATTTTTTATTGCAGAGGATAACATAGTTCCACCGCTAGATGATTCTCTTGGAAAATTCATTACATCGGATTTATTACCAAATTCACCTTCGCTAGACGGATTCATTTTTTTAACAACTCTTTCGTAGTAATCGAAGTCATCTGGATCATTAGCATTTGGTTTGTCACCATGACGAATACGAATAACACGACCTCTAAATGTATTATCGCGTATTGAATCAAGTAATGATGTGGTATTATACATTCTTGTTTTTGCCGTAGGAGAATCTAATGTAGATGGTTCATCCCAATTATTAAGAGTGTCTACCAATGGGTTATTATCATACAATTGTGATTGTAATGTCTGCCATTTTAACCCTCTTGGACTTTGTAACCAATTATCAATTCTTTGCACATCTGCTTCATTGATAGTTCCAAATTCATCAGAATATCCACCCTTTGCAAGAAATTCCACGGATCCACTAGTAAATCGTTTATTGCCCCATAGTTCATTCTTAACAGAATCTTTTACTTGAATACCACGAAGAATATAAGAATCCTGTCTGAATCCATTTGATGCATAAGAATTTGGTTGTAACTGAAACTTTTTATATTGTAAATTCAATTGACCAGCATTTTCTGAAAGACCATACAAATAACTCCCGTTGATTTGTCTATTATCCCGCATGGTTCTTTCGTATTTTTTATTGTAAGCACCTGCAGTTTTTGGCAATACTGCCCTACTTGATACATAATATGGATGTGTTGAATCATTTATCGTTATATTTGGAACTTGATTCTCCAAAGAAGCAAGAGTTCCTGGTTGTGTCCAAGGGCGTTTACCCAAAGATAACGGTGCAAATTCTTCACCTTTAACAGTTGTTACACCACCGGATGCACGGGCATTAGAAACTGCAAGTCTTCCACCATCATCTAAATTATATGTTAGTGTTGGATTGATTATTGGATAAAGCGTTCCATCATTTGTTGTCATCTTCGGTAAGAAACCATCTCTCTTTAATGGTGAGAAACCAAAGAAGTTTGTAACCGGAGTATTCAATCCACCAAATTTAACTTTATTGTTACCACTTTCAGTTGAATGTATTGAATATCCTGATTGATAATTTGTTTGAGTTTTATCGGTATAGAATGTTTGGAAACCTCTACCGGCTTGTGTTGTATTATTTTTCTGTTGAACATCAATGTATTGTTTACCGGTTGGGGTTCTGTATAAACCAAAGTAATTGTTACTTGGAGCAGAAGTTCTAACACCTCTCCAAGCAAAACCGGAAGATTCGGTTGAGTATTCGGTTAGTGGTCTACCACTACCTTTTCTCATTATATCTACTGTAAAACCGGTTTGGTTATCATTTGGAAAATAATTTATACCAGTTGGTCTCAAACCATCGAAATCAAATCTCGAAGATTCAGCTACATACTCCGTTTCTGGATTTCCAGCGCCTTTAGGCATTATATCTATTGTAAATCCATTTTGGTTATTATCTGGAAAGAAACTTTGTCTAGCAGGTCTTCCACCGTCAAAATCAAATATAGATGATTCGGTTTCATATTCCGTGCCAGGTCTACTACTACCCTTTGCCATAATATCCAAAGTGAAACCACTTTGGTTACTATCTGGAAAGAAACTCTGTGGTTTTGGTCTACTACCATCAAAATCAAATCTTGAAGATTCAGCTACATACTCTGTTGCAGGTAAACCTTCGTTTCTCTTTATATCCATGGTGAAACCAGACTGATTTGTATTCTCAAAGAAATCAATTACTGATTCTAATGGATTACCAGGTCTTCCACCCTTGAATGTGTAGAATGAACTCTCATGGAAATACTCTGTTCCCGGTGGTTTGCTCGTTCCCTTTGGTTGTATATTTAGCGTAAATCCGGCTTGATTTAATTTTTCTTTATCGAAGTAATCTGTTCCTGCCTTTGGAAATTTTCCTACAAATGTAAATTCTGATGAATCTTTTACATACTTACTATCATATATTTCCGCAAGTCTGTGAAAACCTATTGTTGTAAACTTGCCTCTCAAATCAAAATAATTTACTTGTGGTGATTCACCACGACTACCATCCCAATCAAATATGGATATTTCTGGAACATACTTTGTATCATATATTTCCGCAAGTCTATGGAAACCTGCAGTGGTTACTCTCTTGCGAATATCAAAAAAGTTCACTTCAGGAGAATCACCGCGTTTACCATCCCAATCAAATTCAGAAGACTCTGGAATATATTTTGAATCTCGTAATGCAGCAAAATTATGAAATCCTATCTTTGTAAATTTTTCTGGTAAATCAAAATAGTTTACAGAAGGAGCATCATTTCTTGCACCATCCCAATCAAATCTTGAAGATTCTTTTATGTATTTGGAATCATACTCTGATGCAAATGTGTGAAAACCAGTATTAGTATGTGATCCTTGTAAATCAAAATAATTTATAGCAGGTGCATCTACTCTAGATCCATTCCAATCAAATTCAGATGAATCTTTAATGTATTTAGATTCTTTGAATGTAGGGAATGTGTGAAAACCAACCGTTGTATATTTACCGATAAGATCAAAATAATTAACAGCAGGGGCGTTTTGTTTAGTTCCGTCAAAATCAAATTGAGAGGAATCTTTTACATATCTAGTATCGTGTAGTGCATGAAACTTATCAAATCCACTATTAGCATATTGATTTTGTATATCGAAATAATTTACAATAGGTGCATCTTGTCTATTTGCATTCCATGTATGAATTGAAGATTCGTTTATGTATTTTGTTTCCAAGAAAGGAACAAATATATCAAATCCTGATAGTGCATTTTTTATTGGTATGTCAATATAATTAACAAAAGGAGCATCATCTCTTGTCCCAACCCATGTAAATCTTGATGAATCCGGAACATATAGTGATTCATACGGTTGAGCAAATGTATTAAACCCATCAAATGTTTTATTTGTTGTTAAATCAAAATAGTTTACTGCAGGAGCATCTTGTCTATTGCCATCCCAAATAAATTCTGATGAATTTTTTAGATATTTTGAATCATACTTTTGTGCAAATACATGAAATCCTGCATTTGTAAATTGTTTGAATTGATCCAAATAATTAACAGCAGGAGCATTTTCAGTTGAATTTCCAACCCAAACATACTGTGATGAATCTTGAACATATTTTGAATCCATAAAACCGGCAAAATTATGGAAACCCATATTTGAATTTACACCAGCTTGATCAAAATAATTAACAGAAGGCGCCTGTTGTTTGTTTCCATCGTAATCAAATATAGATGAATCTGGAATATAATCTGATTGACCTAACTCTGCGAATTTAGTGAAACCTTTTGATGTATTCAAAAATATATTATCAAAGTAATTCACTGCAGGTGCACCTAATCTATTTCCTTGCCAACCTAAAAATGATGTTTCAGTTTTATATTCTGTTATCTGTGGTTGGGTGAATATAGTAAAACCACCAAGTGTATTATTATTATTACCATCGAAGAAATTTACACCGGTAATTTTTGTAAAATCAAATTGAGAAGAATTTGGTTGATACAAAGATTCTGCTGGATCAACAAACGTCTGAAACCCTCTACCGTTAGTATCAGCAAAAGCATTTGTAAATGGTCCATCATCTGATCCACCAGTCCATGAAAATTGAGAGAATCCAATATATTTACTATCACCAAGTTGTTGTCTTTGATTAAATCCAATTGCAAATTGGTTTGAAAAGAAATTAACTTCTTGTAATCCAAGAATAGAATACAATGAGTTTATTGATTTTTCATATCTACCACCTGGAAATGTAGGTGTTATACCATCCAAATTCAATTGACTTCTATCTGTATCATGTATAGTTGTTCCAGAATATCTGATTGGACCCTTATCATCCACTTCTATCATTTTTTCAAGTTCGGATGTTCCAATAAATTTTATTGGTGTGCCATCTATATTAAATTCACTACCATCGTTGGTATGGATAGTTCCTTGATCAAGTCTTAAAACAGTAACATCTGGATTAACAACAAGACCTTCCTTTATAGTATCTGTTATTATATTTGGCGATTGTTCTTGTCTACTAAAACTCAACGGAGGGATTATAGGTTCTAT